AAACAAAAGCTAAGACACAAGCTACACAGTCTTTAAGACAAAAGATTTCTAAAAATGAAGACACTGTAAAAAGTGCTCGTAAAAGATCTAGAGTTAGTAAGAATGTAGATTTAGATAGTTTAGATCTTAGTCTTTAAAAATATACCTGAACAGGGAAATAGGTACCCTAAAATAAAATAAATAAAAATGGCAGTAAATGGAACAAATATAAGCGTTCAAAAAACGTTTTATAACGATTCACAAATGACAGACATGAATAGTCTATCAAATGCATTGTTGGCAAAACCTACTGAACTGTCTCCGATTATAACTCATTTATCTGGAAAAGACGATAAAAGATTCCCATTATCTTTCTTAACTGAAGGTGTTGGAAATGCTAAGTCTATTGACAACTTAGAATATGAGTACCGTGTGTCAACGCACAGATTAAGAACGAGACCAGTAGCAGCTACCGGAGCATCAACATCAAATATAGGTTTAGGAGGAGCGTCTTTCGAGATTGAATTCCCTGATAAACACTTTGTATTTCCTTACGTATTAGTATCTCAAGGAGGTACTCAAGCACGTATTATGAAAGAACCACAACAAGCAGCAGGTGGTACAGCATGGACATACACTTTACAATTAGTTAACCCAGTAGCTACAGCAACATTAGCAGCAGCTGATGCAACTGCAGGAGCGCTTTGGGCACAAATGTATGCACCAGTAGGAGTTGATTTCTCTAGAGGAAATGCTTCAAACTGGGAAACTCCAGGAAAAGTAAGAAACAAACTAACTACAGTTAGAAAATCTTACCACATGTCTGGAAATGCAAAAGATTTTGTAGCTGAATTCTCTTTACCAACTAAAGGTGGATCTACTACTAAATTATGGATGGATTACGAGGAGTACTTACACATGCTTGACTTTAAAGAAGAGTGTGAAATGTACTACTGGTATGGTGAAAAAACTTATGATTCAAACGGACATACTCATATGAAAGACGAGAATGGACAACCTGTAATCGTAGGTCCTGGTCTTTTAGAGCAAATTGTTGAAACTGACACTTACTCTACAATGACTGAAACAAAATTAAAGAACATCATCGGTGACTTATTCTACGGAATGACTGATGCTGCTCAAAAACAAGTAACTCTTTATACTGGTACTGGTGGTGCTAGAGAATTTGATGAGGCACTTAAAGCACACTTCTCAAGTAATACTTGGAAAGTAGGTGGAGAGAATCGTTTCATCACTGGATCTGGAAGATCATTAGGTATGAGTGGTTACTTTACGTCTTACGAGCACGTAGATGGACACACTGTGAATGTGGTAAAATTACCATTATTTGATCACGGTGCGGTTGCACAAGCTCGTAGTAAGCACCCTGTTACAGGTTACTCTCTTGAGTCTTATAGAATGGTCTTTGTTGATCAGTCTAATTATGATGGACAAAACAATTTGCAAATGATTTCTAAGAAAGGTCGTGAAGCAATGAGATGGTGTGTAGCTGGATCAGTAGTTCCAAGAGGATTTGATTCAAGTTCTTCTAGAGCGTCTGATGTAGACGGTGCGTCGGTACATATGTTAAAGACAGCAGGTATTGCTCTTAAGAGATTTGATACTTCGCTTGATATTACATGTGTAGCATCTTAATTTGGCATTAATTTGCGTCTATATATTGGTTTTTGATTAAGGTTGTGGGGGAGAAATCCCCCGCTGCTTTAATTAATTATAATATACCCGGAGAGTTATTCTTTACATCCACCTAATTTAAACTTTAAAAGAACTAAGATTATGAGTAGTAAAAAAGTATTTATCAGAAGAGAGGAACTAGGAGGTCACCTCCCTAAAGCAGTAAGAGCCGAAGCAACCTATAAACTAAGTAGTGTTTATGTAAATAGACAACCTTTAAAAGGTTTTGACTCACAAGATGAAAAAAAGTATCTAGATGGAATATTAGATGTAAACCCTGATCACGGTGATTGGCCTAAGCATTCTAAAACATTTTGGGCGGATATGACAATTCCTGTAGGATTTACAGGCGTTGAGTTAGAAATAGGAAAAGATACAGATGGAAATCCAATTAGTATTATGGACTACATCAAATATAATTTTGCGATGAAACACCCGCATGTAGCTTTAACTAAGGAAGAGATGGTGTCAGATGTAACTAAAAAATTCTACATTCAAGATTTAACTAGACAGGATAAAGTTAGGAATAATGAAATCCAAGTTAGGAAAGATGCAGATAAAGAATTTATTAAAGTAACTTCTAACTCATCAAATATGAAGAGAATTTTAAGATTGATGTCTAATACTAATCCTGACAGGATGAATGGAGATCAAGTAGAAAATGCTTTATATGAAATTAAGAATTCTGATCCAAAGAAGTTTTTAAGAATTGCAACAGATAAAAATTTAGAATTAAAAGCAGAAATTGCAGAAATGATTTCAGCTGGAGTTTTAAGGAAAATTGGAAATCAAATAATTTTTATTGATGAAGTTCTTGGAGACACAACAGAGGATGCAGTTATCCACTTAAAGGATAAAAAGAATTCTGGTAAATTAACAATATTAAGAGCAAAATTAAAAGAATTATCGTTAGTATAATATGAATATACAAGAGATGCATTTAGCAATCAAGCAAGGAGTGGATAAAATAAATTCACTCCAAGCTGATTTGCTTTTATCCGAAGAGATAGATATTGAGTTAAATAAAGCTCAAACTAGATTTATTAATAATAGACTTATTATTAGGAATGGTCAAGGGTTTGAAGTGTCTCAAAAACGTATTGATGATTTACGTAGTTTAATTAGAGAGTATGAAGATACAGTAACATATAAAGAACAAATTTCTTCTAAAGTGTTTGTAGATACTTTTGAGTTACCTGATGATTATTTATACTTAATAAATCAAAGGTCTTATGTTGTTCAAAACAATTGTAGCCCTATAAATTTTATTGTAAAAAATCCAGCTGCAGTAGATGTTAATTATTTTGTTGTAAATTTTAATACATTCTTTTTAAATAATAATTCTCAATTAGTTTACCCAGTTTCAGTGATGGCAGACCCATCAAATTTTAGTCTTGGGGGAGCTTGGATTGTACAACCTAGTTTACTTGCAGGTCTTATATTTCCTCAAGATATAGAAGAGTATAGAAAAATTTTATTAGACCCAGTTAATTGGGAACCAGGTTTCTCTATATATTGGGAAAAGTATTTAGATATACACAGACCTAATAATATAATTATAACAGTAGATGATTCTGTGCACTCATGGTTTAATTGGGATGCTTCTGTAACAAATGCAACGTCAGGTGTTAGTTTAGTAACACAATTAGTAGGATCTTCATCTCCAGCAATAGCTTCAGATGACCCATCAAATCAATTTTCACCCGCTAAATACTTATCGTTATCTGCAGGAGCTTTTAGAGAAGCTACTGTATTTAATTCTACAGAATGGGCAGCAAATAAATATGTACAGCATGATGATATATTTACTTTATTAAATGACCCATTTAACAATACAAAACCATCTTCTCCATTAGTAACTATAAGAAATAATCAAATTGATATATACACAAGTGATATATTTATAATAGAGAAGGTAAAAATAACGTACTTAAGAAAACCTAAGAAGATTTCATTATCTTTGGGGCTAAGTTGTGAGCTTCCCGAACATAACCATCAAGAGGTTGTGGACATGACTGTTAGTAGTATTTTAGAAACTTTTCAAGATTCTAGGTACCAAACTAATCAAATAGAGGAGGGTAAAAATAAATAGTAATAAATAAAAATTAAAAAAAATGGCAAGACATTTAATAATTGGAAATGATGTTGCAGTTGCTACAACTAATGGTTTAGTTGCAGACGGTGCAGTATCTGTCCAAAAAATGACACAAAACGGACCAGCAGAGTTGGTTCAAGGAGAAACTTTCGCAGATGCTCCTCAAATTAGAATTGTATCTGGAGGAACTGATGGAAAAAATATTGTAACTCCATGGATATATGGAAGAGATGTAGTAAATTACAGTGGTAAAGCTAATGTAGCGGCAGTAGCTCATAGAGTTGATGGTACATTAACAACTAATACAGCAGCAATATCAGTTGTTACAACTAAAATTTATAGAACTGACGTAGACTCACATGATTCTTTCAGTTTTGATACTGGAGATATTGCTTCAGGACAAACTCCAACTCAAGTACAAGTAATTGTATTAGCAGCTTGGGATGCAATTGCAGCGGCAGATAAACCAGATTGGTTAAATGATACAGCAGCAGTTAATGCAGGTGACTTTAGAGTAACAGCTTCTAAAAGAGGTGATGCTGTAAATAGCGGTGGTACATGGGAGGAATTTAATCCTATTATCAGAATGATTCAAACACATAGTGTAGATACAGCTCAAACTTTTGCAGATGCTGTTGGTGTAGCTATGTTACCAGGATATGGTGATGGATTCGCAGTAAAAGCTTTTGAAGAGTCTTTAATGGGAGCTCAGTACGGATACTACAACAGAATTGCACAACCAATTACTCCAACTTCACAGGCAGTAACTGGAAATGCATATAACATGTATGTAATTGCAGCAACTAAAGATGGGTCGTCATCTTCTCAAATTAATGGGGTTGATAACTTAATTGAAATCAATATAGCATTAGAAGACTCATCTTCTCATAGTTCAGTAGTAGAAGCAAAACTTAATGGATATTTTGCTGATTTTACTCCACTTTCATTATAATATTAATCTTTAAAAATAAAATAAAATGGCACAAATAAAAAAATATTCAGCAAAATGTACATACGATGTTACAGGGCTTGTTGATTCAGGAACTGCAGGAGCAATAATTCCAGCAGATGCTCAAATCATTCCAGACAATGCAATTGTAACAAGTTGTATAACGTATGTCTCAACAGCAATGGTTGCAGTTAGTGGTACACCAACAATTAAAATTGATTGTGGGGGTATTGCATTAGTAGCAGTTCAAAACTGTGTAGGACACGCATCTTTAGCAGATGAGAAGGTTACTATCAATGCAGTAGGTGATAAAGTTACTACTGCTGGTAAACCAACTGTAACAATAGCAGCTGCAAATATAAATGCAGGGGTTATTGAAATCATTGTAGAATACTATTTAGCAACAGCTAAAGGAGCATAATCTCTTAACTTAATTAGACTTACAGGGGGCATTGTCCCCCTGTTGGTCTTTTTTTTATTACAAATTAAAAATATAACAACATGCCTGTAGCATACATTCAAGCTTTAAAAGTAACTGCAACTAATGACTGTAATTATATAAATACAGTTGTATCATACGCAAATCCTAACGCTCCTTTTCCTTTAACAGGAAATCTTGTGTTTAAAAACATGGCAGGAAATGTTTTAAATGCTGCGCCTATTACGGCAGTTATAACATCTAGTGGAAGTTCAGTTAGTATTGTAACAGCTACAGAAGATATAGGTAATCCTTCTGGTGTTGTTAAAATTTCTTACGAGATAAATGGTAACACGTTAGATGAAAATGCTGTATTACTAGCTTGTGATATAGATTGTTGTTTAACTAAACTAACTAATGAGCTTATTGATTGTGCATGCGATTGTGCAAAGTGCGCAACATCTTTAGCAAAAGCTCAAAAAATATTTTTGCTTATGAAATCTGCAGAGTACGCTTTAATCCAAGCTGATAATGCAGAATTAGGAAACCAAGAAGGATATATAAAAGACGCAGATAATAAATATAAAAAAGCTTTTGAACTTTGCGACGGAAGTTGTGGGTGCGATTGCTAAACTTAATACATGGCTAAAAAATACTCATCTTTAAGATCTTTAGCGAGTGGTTCAGGCACTCCTTATGGAGTAAAAAAGGATAATACCTCTAACTCAAATACATTTAATTTACCAAGTGTAATAGAAAAAATTCCTTCTTCTAAGTCAAGAGGAGGTAAAAGTATACATGATTATGTAACTAATCCACAAATGGCATTTGGACCTACGGGAGGATGTAATTCAAAATATATTCAGATAACATCTGGAGAATATAGTTTAGGGTCTATAGACATAGGACAATATGCAGCTGATGCGTTTAAAACAAACAATGGCGGTGGTTGGCCTGTATGTATTCGTGTTGATAAAGGTACAAAAGATGCGCTGAACCAACCTAATAATAATACTACTTATAATGAGGTATCGTATATAAGTGATATAACTGGTGATGCTTTAGCTGCTAGCGCAGTACTTTTACAAGGTACTGATGTTTTACCAAATGATAGTGCTTTTATACTAGTTTATCAAGGTCATGGAGGTACTATAGGACTACATGCTCAAGAAAGAACGATTCGAGTAGCATGGGATGTATCAGGGGTTTGGGAAACTAAAGACTTTCAAGTTATACTTCCAGGTGTTCAGAATACTGTAGGATGGGGTGATAGTATGGCTAGTATGGCAAACTTAAATAGTTCTGGTCCAGGTCTAAATTCATTTAATATAGATTGTCAGGATCCTAGTTACCAGCAAAATTTGCATACCGTTGACTTCCATGGACATTTTTTTCCAAATGCACCGTCGAATGTGTATTTATATGGAAATTCAACACCATATTTTTTCGGAACGGGACCATTAGGAGCAGGAAATACAGGTTTTTCTAGTTTACATGTTACAAGACTAGGACAACATCATAATAATACTGGTTTATGGAATGAAGGTTTTCAACCTGATGATGGTGGTTCAGGTGGTACTAATGCTCATCAAGAAACTTGGCCTGTAGGGTTATTTTATGATACTCAGAGTACTCTAAATGAAAGAAATATACTTAAATATTATTCAACTTCTGGTGGAGGGGCACCTCAAGCAACTATTAGGGATCTTTACGAAAAGCAGTATATTGGATCTGCCCTAACTAATACAACTCATTTAAGTATCCATAAGGGTAATCCTTTACTGGCAGACTCTGTACAACACTATGAATATATACAAACGTTTCTTGTTAATGATAGTGCGAAATCTACAAATCACCCTAAAGACTATTTAAATCAAATTGAAAATAGTCAAGCTAATTATCCTACATCTAATAGTAGTACTTTTACATCTGATGATAATGGTACTAATTTTGGTATAATAAAAGGTGAATTAATAGCTGGTTCAGGTAGTATACTTTATTCTTCTACTAATACTCTCACATCTTTTCCGACAGGAGGTGCTGATGGAATGATAGCTAATGCAACTGGAGAAAATCATGTTCCTACATTTCAACATATTCAGATATATTCAGAAAATTTAGCTTGCTCGTGTGGAGGTAGTTCAGGGGGATCAACTCCAATTGATATGTGTACTGATGCAAATAGCCCACATTATTATTTATATTCAGGAGTAGATTGTACAGGAGATGCAATTCCAGTAGGCTTAATGAATGGTACTGAAACTTGGGGACCAAATGGAAGTACAGGTTATACTTATGAATTAGTGGCTAATTCAGTATGTTATGGTTGTGATTGTTCAGGTCCTATACCATCTTTTTCATTTGCAAATATTACTGCTCCTACAACACAAGGAGGTAATGATGGATGGGCTGATATTGAAATAGATCCAGCTAATTCTGGGGATGAGGGTTGGGCATATCTTGTTGAGCCTTTAGCTAATACAAGTGCTGGATTAGGTAGAGGTGCTGTAGATACTATGTCTGCTGTATCAGCAAGTTCTGGATTGAACGCAAATGGTAATTGGACATTTACTTATTTATCTGGTAGTTCTTCAGGAGACCATCTCCAACTTGTTTTTCAGGTCTCTAATTATAATACTTCTCCTGTATTTACTTTAAATAAGTTTAAAAATAGAGGTAAAGGGTTTGTAATAGGTGAAGCTATAACTCTTGAAGCTTTCCCAGGTGGCCCTAGTATTACATTAACAGTTACCTCTGTAACAGGTGTACCTGTTTTAATACAAGGTGCTACTAATGTTCCGCATTATGCAGATCCTACAAACTGTGCTAACCAGACTCCAACTGCAAGTGGAGGTTTAATCGCTACTATAGGTACAGATGTATTTTTACAACACACAGGGGTAGCTAATGATACTAATAATTATGCATGGGCGTGGATAAATGGTCACAATCTTCCTACTATTCCTGGACTTCCTTTTAAAGATGCTACTTTATTTAATGCTTATCCTTTTGGTAATTCAACTGGTAATAACTATCCAATTACTGGTATGGAAGCTGGTAGTTATAAAGTTACTGTTTTAGAAAGTGGTGGTTGTGGTGCAGAATCCATGGGATGCTTTGAACAACAAACTTTAGTTATACCTCCAGGTGTAGCTAGTACAAATGGATGTACAGATAATAATGCTGGTACAAATGATGGAACAGCATTAAACTATGATGCTAATGCAACAGTAGATGATGATAGTTGTATTTATTGTAGAGCAGCAGATGGTAAACTTGTAGATTTTCAAAGTAATGAATTAACTGTTTCTGGATCTAATAATCCAGGAGATATATTTACTAGTACTAATAATTCAACTACAATAGCAGCAACTACTTCTGTAGCTACAGATGGTAGTATAGCTTATACTAGAACTCTAAATAGTATAATGAATTATTATGCTGGGCAGATAGTAGATGCTAATGGAACAGCTAATGCTGAATTTAAAATGGAACTATACTCTTGTGTTAGTTCCACTCAAACTTTAACAGGAGCTTCTCAAGTAGGAGCTACTGTAACTACCCCAACTAGTGTTGGATTTAACTATGACTTTGATTCTATTAATTTTAGTCAAGGATTAACTTATGGATATTATGCAATTAAGTCATATGTTGATGATCCTGATTCTGCTTCAGAACAAGAACAATGTTTCCAAGTAGATTACTTTATAGTACCTGTATTAGCTTGTATTACAGGAGTACCTGGTATGCAAGTAGGTATAACTACAGATGGTGTAACTATTACAGATTTAGATTTAGTAGTTGCTTCAATTCCTGGTAACAATTTAAATCCTTGTACAACACAATGTTGTGATGATCCTACTGCAACCGTAGGCTATGCCCCAGCTGGCCCAACTCCAGGGTGTGTTAATCCATATTTTAATGTAAGTCAAACATGTCCAGCAGGAAATCTTGACTATGTTACAACAGTAACTGCAGAAATACAAAAGTTAATAAATGGTGTTTGGACTACAGTAATATCAAATGTAAATTCAGCACCAACATTTGCTCCAGGTGCAACAATATTTGGAGTTACTTATGTTGTTACTGTATACTGGCAACATGGTCCTGGTGATTACAGAACTAATCATATATTAGATTATACTTGGCCAAATGGCACAACAACTCAATGTGAAAGTCATACTAATGTTATAACTTTAAATAGTCCAATATGTGGGTGTACAGATCCTAATTCTTTAAACTTTAATCCACTAGCAACTATAGATGATGGATCTTGTACTTATTGTGTATGGGGGTGTATGGATCCAGACGCTCCAAATTATAACCAACTTGCTACATGTGATGATGGTTCTTGTATATCTTGTATATATGGATGTATGGATCCAGCAGCAAATAATTATAACTCAGCTGCAACTTGTGATGACGGATCATGTCAATACGGTGTAGGGTGTGGATGTACAGATGTATTAGCTGATAATTATGGGGAAGATTGTGGAGGAAATATTGTTGGTTATCCACCTCCATGTGATGATGGATGTTGTAGTTATGGAGGTGTATTTTGTGCAAATCCTCCAAATATGAGTACTGTAACTACTGAATCTACTTGTGATCCTGTATGTGGTCCTGGCGCTGTAGGGTGTACTGCAAATTTAAATGGTGTTTCTGGGGGTCCAGGATATTTTTCAATAGATTTAGACTTTGGAACAGATAAAGGAGTTTGTATATTAACATTTAATACAGGACATAGTAATACTATTACAGCTCCATTGCAAATTTCTGTTCCTGATAAATTAGGATGGTCATTTGATATTGATGGTAGTGGAATACAAACAACTAGATCAGAACAGTCAGCATTAGTAGGAGGATATTTGACAGGATTAGTAGGTACACCAAATATGTCTGGATATTGTCCTGGATCAGGAAGTTGCTCAGGAACCCCAGGAGGAAATGTAACTGAATATGTATATTCTGCTTCTTCTGGGAGTTTTGTTTCAACTACTAGTACAATAGCTTTACCTGCATATGGAGGTAATTCTACAGGAGATATGACTTTAACTGACTGGGCAGTATCAGGTAATGTTGTTCCTAATAAAGGTAATACACCAAATCATCTAACAGTATTTAATGAAGATGGGCATATTAATAGAAATGGGGTTGCTTATATACCGGTACCACCATCAACATCTGCTACTAGTGCTAAAGTATTTGTTGAAGCGCCTTGTGATTCAACTTGGTGGGGTTTAACAATTAGATGTCCAGAACTATTAACTGGAATTTCAAGTAGTGTAAGTGCGGGTATTGGAGGAGATCCAAGTTCTTTAGGATTAACTACAACAATTTATCATATACCAATTGATGCAAATGGCGCTGGAAATCCAAACTCTGCGTATTGGAATGGAACAGGATTTGGAACGGGACAACTAGCAGGTACTTTAGGTAAACATGACTGGGTATTTACAGACCCTTACGGTGAAAATAAACTTCCAGCAGGAAACTATTTAATGGAATCTCCTGTAGGATCAGGAATTACTTGGGATGTAACTGTAGGAGTACCTACATATAATGATGATGCAAATTGTGCTGCACCGCCATCAGGGTCAACTCAAGACGGAGTTGTATTAATGATGGAAACAGTATCTCCAGCTAATCCTTGTGTAGGAACTACATCAATTCCAGATAGTAATTGGGAAACAGCATTAATAGCTCAAGGACTTGATAGTGGACCAGTAGACGGTTCAATATCTAATGCTAATATATGCAATGAATTTATGATAAATAATCCGTCTGCAGGTATTACTAATATAACAGGTATAGAAGGTTTTGTTAGTGTGGAGGCGGTTCATTTACAAGGTAATAATATAACAAGTATAGATTTTCCAGCTTTAGGAGTAGGAGTTTCTTTAAGTAATATACATGTTGCTAATAATAGTAATTTAACTACTTTAGTTTTACCAACTGTTACTAACTATATGGTAAGTATAAATGCTGGAGCATGTGCGCTTACTACTCTTGATGCTTCTAATCAACCTCAATTAACTCATGTAAGGATTAATAGCAATAATTTCACTACTGTTGGGTCTAGTGGACTTATTCTTACTAATTCTCCAAATATACATTATATAAAGATGCATAATAATAATATAGCAGGAACTGTTGATCTAAGTGCTAATCTTGTAACTGATTTTTATATTGGGACTATAGTATACTGTCAAGATAATGATATTTCAGAACTAAACTTAGGAGATACGATAGATTTAGTTGAATTAGCATCTCAAGATGCAGCTGGACTTGAGAGATTTGATGCAAGAAATAATAATGCTAGTTTAGTAATTAAAGTAGGTAGTATAGCAAGAAAAGCTCAGGCTCAAGCACTCTTTGTTGTAGGCACACATATTGATGCTACAACTACGTTCTCTGAGCTATAAAAATTAAAAATGATAGAACTAATTAAAATAATAATATAACGAATGAGCCATATAGCTACTACTTCTCAATTTTGTTGTACTCTTAATGATGGTGTAATTGCTGTTACAGCTACTAGTCAGAATTGTAATTTTTGGACATTAGAAATACAAGTACCAGTAGGAACAGTTTTTTATTCCGATCCAACTATTTATGCTAACGGAGATACAGCTCTTGTTGAAAATCTTCCTGTAGGTGTATATGTAGCTATTGTTACAGAGACTTGCGACGGAAATTGTGAAAATTCTGAAGTTGTTGCTATTGGTTCAGGATGTATTAATTGTGGTTGTACTGATCCAGATTCTTTAAATTACGATGTAACAGCTATTTATGATGATGGCTCATGTTTATATCCAGGAGGTAATTGTGGGTGTAATGATCCTAATGCAACTAATTATAATGCAGCAGCTCTTTGTGATGACGGTAGTTGTTTATATGATGTAGTTGAACCTCCTTGTATCCCTACTTTTATTGATGATTTAATTGGGAAGGCACAACTTTGTGCAGCAAAACGAGGATATAGCTATTTAAATAAAATTAGAGTTGGGCAAGATGACTCTTGTTCTGAGATGAATGCTTGGAAAATAATTTTAATGGAATACTTATTAAGTAAACAAGGAAATGATTGTATATATAATTGCGCAGATGATGATACTGCATCTTTAGAAAATTTAGAAAGCTGTTCAAAAATGTGGATAGAAGGAGGATGGTTTACTGGAGATAATCATAATTCTTTAGTTTCAGGATTTGAATTTGCAGATAATAGTCATGGAGGAACAGATGTAATAGACGTTCAACAATTTTTTGGACCTGCAGGACCAGACTTAAGACCAGGAGATTTGATTAGAATGCCAAGTGGACGTATATATAGAGTAAACGGATCAGCTCCAACACCATGTCCGCATGGTTGTGGTAATCCAGAATCATACCAAGGAGCAACTTCAGGATATTGGACTCATTGCGATGATTCAATGAGAAGTATAACTTTTGATAATAATATAAATTATCTAGATAATTTTAGTACTTTTGTAAATAAATTCTGTTCAGACTGTGATATTAGGTTAATATCAGATTCTTATACTACAGATAAGAGTGCTAGAGGAAATCTAAATATAGGGTATAGTAAAACCCCACCTTTATCGTCTGACTTTCAGACAGGGGGAAATGATACTATAGAATTTTAAAAATATAATATAATGGCAAGAATAATAGATTTAGTAACATTAGCAAAAACAAGCGTTGATAGTAATGATTACTTTGTAATATCAAATACAGCTGGTACAACCTCTAAAAAAATAAATGTATCAAGTATATTTGCTTCTTTAGTAACAGCTGGAACAGGTGGGGAAGATATATGGAGTAGTATTACTAATAAAAACCAATTAAATTTTAAAGGTATAAAAAGTGGTGATACAGATTTATTAACTGTAACTACAGTTTCTGATAATATAGTTCTTACTGCATTAGAAGCAGGAATAGATCTTAGTTTATGTAATAATGCTACATCTGCATTTCTTAGTGGAATGGATTTTAAATCAACTATAAGTGGACAGTGTCCAGTAACTAATGGGGGTACTGGTTTATCTACAATAGCTAAAGGAGCTATGTTATACGCAAGCGCTGCAGATACAATAGCAGCTACAGCAGCAATGTCTACACATGGGCAACTACTTATAGGTAATGCTACCACAGGAATACCTACATTAAATACCCTAACAGGCGGTACTAATATAACAGTTACTAATACAGCAGGATCAATTTCAATTGCAGCTAGTTTATCTACAATGGCATCTGATTTAGATATGGCTAATTATGACATTGACTTAGGTACAGGATGGTTAAGTGGGAATGGTACACATGAAGGTATTAATATAAATACTGACGGTAAAGTATTTATAGGGGAAGATACTCCTACTGCGGCATTTGTATCAGCTTTGAACATAAAAGGAAGTATTGAATTTACTAATACTGATGCTCCTACAATTAAACCTACAGCTACAACAAGTTCAACTGTAGGACAACCTTTAACACTAGCGAGTGGAAGTAGTGCTTCCGGAGCAGCAGGTAATTTAAATTTAACTGCTGGTACTGCATCAGGAAATGCTGCAGGGGGAGATATAATTCTTACAGCGGGTAGAGATACATCTGGTAGTTCAGATGGAGATATACAATTAAAAACTTATGCAGGTAGTTCAGCAACAGCAGGTTTAACAGTTGCAACACAAGCAGATTCACCAGCAGCAGTAGATGTAACAGTTAATACAGGTAATCTAGTTATTACTACTGCACTTAAAGGTATAGTACATACAGGAAGTGGAACAGTTACACAAGCTACTGATCATACTACAGGAGTAACAATTAATGCAACTTCAGGTGTAATTACATTAGCAGCAGTAGCTTTAGCTGCTACAACAAATGCAGAATTTACATTTACTAATTCTGCTATACAAGCAGATTCTGTAATACTTTTAACAATGCAAGATGCAAATACAACTAATAATGCACAACTTGCTTGTGCTTTAGTATCACTTACGGGAGGTTCATGTGTAATTAGTATAGTAAATCCACATTCAAGTGGTGCTACCTCAGTAACAGCAAGTAAAATTCACTTTTTAGTGATTAATAATAGTTAAAATTAACCAAATCATAATAGACGATGACAAAAATGACAGCAACAAAACAAGAACTAGTAAATTTAATGAATGGATTATTTGCAGTTCAAGAAGTACAGGGAAAACAATTTAGTTTAACTGTAAGTAAAAACATTCAACTTTTAAAAGAAGAGCTTAAAGATTTAGAAAAAGCAGCTACACCTTCAGAAGAGTTCCTTAAATTAGCTTCAAAAGTTAATGAAATAACTAATAACACTGAAGTTGATTCTGCAGAGCTTATTGAAAAGTTAGAAGAAGAAAATAAAGAGTTAGTAGAAGCTAGGAGAACTCAAATGGAAAAAGTACAGTTAATGATGGAAGATGAATTAGAAGTTAATATTCATACTATTTCTGAAGATATAATTCCAGAAGACATGACTGCTAAACAAATTAATAACATTATTAAAATATTAGTATAATGACAATAAGAACAGAACAAGACGCTTTATTAGATGGCGTAAAAAGAAATACAGGATCAGCAATACAACCTAGTGCAGCTATATTAATAGATGATACAGATGCACATACAGGACCATACTTTGCAATCACAGCTTTAGCAGACGCTGTAGTAGATGTGTCAGAATGTGATATGTCTTTTATAACAGATGTGGCAGATTTTACAATTCCTAAAGGAGTTACAATTTATGGTACTTTTGCATCTATAGAATTAGATAGCGGATCAGTAATAGCTTATACATTATAATATGTTAGGGTTAGGGGTTAGTTTAGCTAAAGAAGATTATGCGGGTGGATGGCTTCCATCTGACGAATCTTCTTTAGAAGCTTGGTGGCGAAATAAAGTAGGAATTACAACTGAAACTGGCGTCAGTCAATGGGCGGATCAATCCGGAAATGGACACCATATGGTGCAAGTTGACACAGGGGAACAACCTGCTTACAATTCAGATTCTGGTGCTTTAACTTTTGATCCCACTTCGGATACTCAAAACCTAGCATTTACTGGTGGAGCTAGTCCAGCATCCATAGAATTAGACGCGGCATTTGTTATAGGTGTAAAAATGGATCCTGCAGAGGTTAGTACAGTTATCTTGGGGTCTAACTCATTAGCCAACGAAATGTTTAAGCTTCAAACTGGTTCTGTTATAAGGCTTAAAAATGACAGTAGTGGGAATAAAGACTTTACATTAGACAGCGGTAACACTAAAGACGACGCTTATTGGGTGATAGCAAGGGACAGTGGAAATGACACGATAATATATAAAGATGGGGTGGCTAATCCTAGTGGTTCTATATCAGTTCCTGGAACGTTTGATATTGACGCAATAGGGGTGAGAAGAACAGACTTAAACCCGTATTCTGGTACAGTGAAAGAAGTAGTTATCTTTAAAGGCGTGTATGACACAGATTTAATAGCTAACTTAAACGATAGATTATCTGGATTATAAAACAAATTAAATGATTAGATATATTATAATAGTTTTTTTATTTACACTTACTAGTGCTCAGGCTCAAGTAGATTTTAAAGGGTATTTAAAAGATTTTAATGTACAAAAAAACATTAAGAAGCATTTTAAATATTCTACTTTTTATGCGGCTATAAATGGTGGTACGTCACTTTCTGATGTTGACGTATTTTCTGTAGACAATGGTTTATCTACTAAGACTATTTCAACTCCTTATGATTATAATTTCACTATAGGATTACGTAAGATCGCTAGGTTTGGTTATGAAAACAAAGCTCAAACATTTTATGACGGAACAGAATCTAATTACAGTGATGCGGCTACTATTGGGAAGGTTAAGGGAGTTGAATACTTGTTTGAGGTTGATTATAAAAGACAAGAAGGTGTAGATTATATAGATCAACATCATTTTGTTCGATACAGTTCTGATGATGGATGCCCAGATGGGTTGTGTATAAATTTCTTTGCTTTAAAGTTAGAGTATTTAGAAGATGGTTTTGCTGATATTAAATATTTTGAAGCATCAGAAAGATATAGACATCGTAAAGGTAAAAACCTATCGTGGAATGTAGGTCTTGTTCATAGACTCGCTGAACCTTATGGTTATAACGCTTTAGACGAGTGGTTGTTAGATAATGGAGATATTCATTATACTTACTTAGCTTTACAGGAAGGTTACAATGTTGATGTTGCAAATTCTACTTACACAAACCCAAGCGGTGATGTTGTGGCTACTAGCTCTGAAGTTTGGGAAGCTGTTGTAATACCTGAAGTGTTAGCGGATTACACTGAGAAGAAAAGAAACGAATTAAAGAAAACTATACAACATTCATTTGTTGTTGGTTTTGATTACTATAAATATAATAAGTCAACTTGGTTACACGCTTGGGGAAGTTTAATGCCTTATCATTATGATGATGGTAGTGAGTTCTCTTACCACAATTATGTTGATGGGCAATGGTACGATTATTCTGGAGGGTTAATATACGGAATAAAAATTAATAAAAACTTAGGCTACTTTGTAGAAGGAAAATATAACAAGTACTGGAATAGAGAATGGTACGACTTTAAATTAGGATTAAATTATACAATTTTTTAATGTACACTTATAAAGCAAAATTAGATAGAGTAGTTGATGGAGATACTGTAGATGCTCATATAGATTTAGGATTTGATATTACTATACATAAAAGAATAAGACTTGCAGGAATTGATAGTCCTGAGTCAAGAACTAGAGATTTAGAAGAAAAAGCTAGAGGCTTAGCTTCTAAAGATAAATTGATAGAATTGTTAGGAGATGGAAACTTTGTATTAGAAAGTAAAGAAGTAGGTAAATACGGGAGAGTACTTGGAACTTTAATAGTAGAAGATATTAATATTAACGACACTTTAGTAGAAGAAGGATTTGCTGTTGAATACTGGGGTGGTAAAAAAAGTAAATAAAATGAATTGGATTAATAGCTGGGCAAAAGGAAATAAAAAAGAAAAATACGAAATCTGTATCAGATTAGGAAGATTAACAATTTTAGAAGTAAAAGCTTGTTTATTTTGTGAGGCAGGATGCTCTAAAAAAAGAGTAAGATTTATATTCTTAAATTTCGGATTTGAAATATGAAAATGACAAACGAGCAATTACATGTAGAGTTAATAGAGCTAAAGCAAGATATAAGGGAAATTAAAAGGAGACTATTAGACCCTGATGACGGTACGATCTGTCTCTTATACACATCTCCGAGCCCACGAGACGGACTCCTATCTCGTATGCCGTCTTCTGC